CTTTCGTGTCGCGAATAAAGTATCCCTTGGCTATGGGTCGTCCTGCTTATGTGGACGTTCCTATAGAGGCTCGCCCGCGCATTGCGGGTTGTCAGCTGCTTGACAATGTCACCAAGGTGCCTCAAATAAGTGAGGTCTTGCAGAGATTGAATGACGAGCGTTTTTGCCGTCACTGCATCTCAGCACAACACATCCTCTCGTTGCTGCGTATTGTTTTTAACCTACACGGAATGCGTATTGATGAAAAGTCCGAGACATCTCTTGAAAAAGAGTATGTCCGCCTTCATTTAGCCTCTGAAAAGGCTCTTACGCTCGCGTTAGTTAAATACAAGTGCGCGGCGGGATTCTCCTTCGTAATGGATCAGGAGATGCCACCCTTCCCTAAGGATTTAGAAGTGGTGGCGGAGGAGGGCCCTCATTGGGCAGGCGGAAGATTTTACGCTTTTATGCAGAGGCATAAGCGAATCTCTTTGGCTCGTGATTTGGACACTGAGTTCGAGCGGTCTTCATTCGCGGGTTCTCTTCTAATGTTAAAGAAGGGAATGCCGCGTCCGACCCCGAACCAATGTATGCAATCCAGCCTTGCCGCATTGGAAACAATGACTACCCCGCAAACTCGCACAGCTTCTGAGCTGCTTGTGATTGATAGGGTTGGTAGTTATTGTGAACGTGTTGTTGACAAACTTTTTGGGGAGGTGGATTTCTCCCAATGGTTGTTTGCTTGGCCGAGTGTGTCGTCTCACAGTAGCTGTTCTAGTACTGGAGAAAACTCCACCGGTCGATCGAACGATGGTGCTTTTGGATACCTGCGTGATAATCAGTATCTTCCCAACATTGATCTTTGTGATTATGTTGAAGATGAGGAACAGATCTCGCAGGAGGGTGAACGTCATTACGTGCTCTCTTCGGAGGCCGTTAGTGATCTCATCCGCCGCCAGGCTCTTTTAGTTGAGGAATCGCTTTCCGAGTTCCCTCAATGCTTTCCCCAGGCTCTGCCTGAAGCAGCTAAAGTCCGGGTGGTTACGGCAGGTCCCGTGAAGATGTATCACGCCCTGAGACCCGTCCAGCACCTTCTCCATCGCGTCGTTGCGTCCGATCCGCGGTTTGCTATTGCGAACCCTTTGGACGGGAAGCAGATTTTATCGCTTCTTGGACGTCTTGGTGTCGGTGAAAAGTGGATTAGCGGCGATTATAAAGCCGCTACTGATAATCTCGCTATGGAATTATCGGTCCGCATTGGTATTCGTATTGCGGCGCGGTGTTGTATGCCCGCCTCCTATACGGAATTGCTGATTCGATCCCTCACTGGTCATTATTACCTTGACCGATCAGGCGACGTTGTTTTTGTGAAACCCCAGGCGAGGGGGCAGCTCATGGGTTCGGTGACTTCTTTCCCGATCCTGTGTATCGCTAACTTTGCTTTAATATGGGCGACACTGGATTTTGCTCCAGATATGTTTCCGCTCCCTTTTGAGGAGGTTAAATGCATTGTTAATGGAGACGATTGTTTGTTTCCAGCCACCGATCGTTTTTACGATGAGTGGAAGGAGAATGCTGCGGCCGTGGGCCTGTCCCCTTCAGTTGGGAAGACCTACGTTTCACAAGAGTTTATGGTTATTAACTCTGAAATGTATAGTTACCATATACCGGGTTATGATCCGGTCGAATGCCCCTTTGGCATTTATGGTAATGGATACCCTTACATACCCTGCGTCAACTCGGGACTTTTAGTCGGGATGAAACGCAGTGGTAATCGGGAGACAAGCTGTCAGAAATTAGATGACAGGTCTCAAACCATCGGTGCACGCTGCACCGCGCTGGTGCGCGGTTGGTCTTATATTAGTAAGATGAGGAACAGTTTGATTCGTTCCTTCATAGCGTGCAATCTAGATTTATTTCCGGATAAGCTCCGTTACGTTCCCCTGCACCTTTTTGAAAGGTGGGGAGGTTACGGAATACCGATGGCATCCGAATTCGAACCGTCTAATTTAGAACGGTCGAAGTGGGTGTCAGCATTTAACAGAGACTTTCGCCGACGTTGGCGATCTCAGGGATTAAGCGGCCCCTTAACTCAGGGCACTCAGTCTTTTAAATCTCTAAAATCGAATACTGACGTTAAACGCAGTCCTTTTTATAAAGAATGTGCTGCGTATTGTCGACGAAAGTTTGGGACAGTATGGTCTGACCGGCCTTGGTCCGGTCCAGGTCCCCTTCAATGGTGTTTCAAAGATAAAGAAATACCTGAGGTGACGGACGATAACCTAATTGATTTCGTCCACCAGTGGAACGATGATGTGCACAATTTTGCACCCTTCACGTCGGAAGCGTTCAACAACGCCTATGAATGGATCGATTCCCGCTGCCCTCTTCGGGAGATCCCAGGGGTAACCTTTAAGTACAGTGACACTGACTTCCGTGTCATTGGTTGGTCCCCTGTGGTTCCAGTTCAATTCCACCACCCTGATTTCGGTCAGTGGACAGGTTGTTCTGGAGGAAGCCCCACGTTTTTCGACCGTGGGAGCGACCGATCGTCGGACCTTTGGCATTTTGCCTTCAAGGATCCTTTGATCGAGATCGCGGGCGGTATCCAATAAGACCGCCTGGGAGCGACTGACTCCCTTATAATCCAGCCTCGAGATCCCGGTAATTATCCTCATCCCTGCATCGGAATTCTTAGCCAGATTTCCGGTGGGGCTCTGTTGATGGACCACCTCTTGTTGTCAACCGCTTTGGTTTTCATCGTTAGTCTAGAATGTTTCGGGTGTGCTTTTGCACCTGACCTCTACTGGGTTGGATAGCTGACTCACCGTTAAATCGGTCTCAGGCGATTCCTATTCCCTTGGCGGAGCGAAAGACGTTCCCACTAACATGCGTGTTTTCCATATGTTGGCATCGACGGGTGTTACTTTAGGTACCCCTCGGGTCGGCGAATACTTACGAATGTCCAAGTCAAGCGGACAGTCG